AGAGATTGTGGAGGGATAATATGAAACTTTATTTTTACAAATTGAATACAGGTGGAAAATCCGGAAAAACAGGAATTACAGTACAGGTTTGTGAAGCAGAAGAGAAACCAAAGACATACAGGTCCGTTGATAGAGTTTTCCCAACCTGCTTAAGCACAGTAAGAAAAGATGAAGAAGGGCAGATATTGGGATTTGGTCATTTATTCCTTACAGAGCCCAACTTTGAGTATGCCAAGGATAAATTTAAGAAGCATGCAGAATCAAGGATTGCACAGACAAAAGAAATACTTGAAAGAGAAGAAAAGGAATTAAAGATAATCGAAGAAAGTGAGGAATAATTATGGCAGAGAATACAGCAGTTGCAGAGAAGAAAGCATTTACCACCTCATTAAGTGAGTGGAGTAATGCAATCACAGGTCTTATCATTGATGACTACAAGTCCTGTGGAATGGATATGGACGATTACGCTAAGGAATGTGCCATGGAAGCCATGACAAGCATTTTTAACCTTGTTAAGAGCAATCCTAAGGTTAATATGAGTAACCTTGATACGAGCAATTTGAGAGGCATTGTTAAGCGTTGTGCAAGTCTTAAACTTAATGCAAGCGCATATCCGAGAGAATGCTATTTTCAGTTGAGAAATGTGAACATCGGAAAAGATGCCGACGGAAAAGAAATTTGGCAGCAGCAGGTCGAAATGGGAATTGAAGGCAGTGGTTATGATTCCCTACTTACTAATTACGGAAAAGATGTTAAACAGGTATATCCATATTGGGTAATCAAAGAGGGCGACAAATACATACCGCCTAAGCATAAAGGACTTACAGTTACAGAGCCGGAGTGGGAAGAAAACGGATTATCTGATAAGGCGGTAAGAGTTGTATATCCTGTTAAGTTGTTAGACGGAACAGTAACATATCTTTCTGCTGATAGAGACAGCGTTAAGGTAAACCTCTTATCTCACGTAAAGCAGAATATGTTGAATGCTACATTTGGAATTATTACAGGTACTAAAAAACAGTATGGGAAAGAAGTTGCAAGAACTAGATATGATGCAACACCGGAAGAAAAGGCAAAAATCAAAGAGAAAAAGGAAGAAGTTCTCAATGCCTTAAGAGCGTGCAAGACAGTAGATGAAATGCTCGAATGTGAGCTTGCAAGACCTTTTATAAGCGGTGCTTGGCTTGATACCCCAGAGAGTATGATACAGAGAAAAATGTGTAACAATGCAACAAGGAAATACCCTAAGAATTATGACCCTATGGCACGACAGGCACAGGTTGAAATGGATGAGGTATATCAGGTTACACAGGCTGAAATTGCCGAAAATGCTAATACTGTTGAGTTTATAGAAGATAAGGCAGATGTAGTTGACACCACGGCAGCAGAAGTAACCGAAGAACAGGCAGAAGATAGCACATTACCACCATTCATGCAGAGTGAGGAGGATTAAGTAATGCATCAACACGACTGGATTAAGATTTGCAAGCATCATAGATGGGGCTATGAGTGCAAAATATGTGGGAGGTTTTGGAGACCATGAGAGTAATTTCACAGGACGGAACAATAGATGTTCCTTATGAAAATTTTGTTTTTTCAATATTAAATAATGGTGGGGGTTATGGAATTGTTGCGGTTAAAAATGTCGCAGAACCACCGGAAGTGTTTCTGAATAGCCTTATTGCAACTTATTCCACAGAAGAAAAGGCAATTAAGGCTATGGAAATGCTTAGAAAAGTGTATGAAAATAATGTGTTTTATCATTGCGCAGCCGGTTCAAAGCGCTTTGAAGAAGTACAGAGTATTTTGAGCGAGGAACAATTTCGGAAAGCTACAACAGAGTACTTTCAGTTCCCACAGGATGATGAAATCGAGGTGTGAGTATGAAAATTATTAAAGGTAAAGAGAAAGAATACAAGGATTGGTACGACAAGAATAGTGACGGATACAGCAGAGCTTGCTTCACTTATGCTGAAAGGTGGGCTGAACTGTTAGAAGCAGAAATTGACAAGAGCAATGATATTAAGAAGTGCCTCGTTGATAATGCCGACAGATTAAGTCACGAAGCAGACGCAGAGGGCATAACAGGGGTTATGTACGGATACGCAGTTAGTATTCTTTCACAATGTTGGGAATACGGAGAGTATTTAAGAAAGTGGCATAACAAAGAGTATGGATATGACGGAGACGGAGTTGTAAATCCAGCGATTATGACAGTAGGTGTGAAATGATGAAACTTAAATGTATAGCAACAGGAAGCACAGGTAATTGCTACACCCTAACTTCCAACAGTGGAGAAACACTTATCCTTGATTGTGGAATACCGCTTAAGGAGATTAAAAAAGGCTTAGATTGGAACATTAAAGATGTTGTGGGTGTGATATGTGGATAAGGAGTGGTGGTTTAATTGAGTATTTATCCAAGAATATCTAAAGTTGGAAAATCATATATACTAAGAAGATACGTCAACGGAAAACGACTACATTTTTATTCCAGAGACTTAAATGAGCTCATAGAATATGACAAGCTATTAGAGAAAGGAATAATCCCAGTAAAGAGGGTAGGGCTAAATGTTAAAGAAAGTGAGCTTACTAATTTCATTGACGATGGAAACGTTTGGAAATGGATAAAGGGTTACGAGGGATTGTATGCAATTTCTGATAGCGGTTTAATTAAGAGCTTTTGGAAAGATAGCAGAGGACAGTTTGTTAAAACAAACAATAAAAATGGTTGGTATTTATCTTTTAGGGCAACAGACAAGAACAAAGAAGTTAAAACTATTAGAGTTCATATTGCAGTTGCAAAGGCTTTCATAGGGCAAATTCCAAATGGGTATGAAGTGCACCACAGAGACGGAAACAAGCAGAATAATTGTGCTAGTAATTTGCAAATCCTCAGTGGAATTGAGCATAAAAGGCTAACCTTAATGGAAAATCCTCATATATTAGACGGAATGATTGCTTATAACCAAGGCAGAGCTATTCACGGAAGAAACAAGAAAGAAAAGAGAAATGTGCAGAGGTTTAAGAAAGGAAAAATCATCCAGTACTCATTAAACGGAGAGTTTATCAATTCGTATTGTAATGCAATGGAGGCAAGCAGAAATACCGGTGTTTGCGGAAGAAATATTTTACAAGTTGCAAATAAGGAACCCTATAACAGCAAAGGAAGCGTGAGAAAACAAGCCGGTGGATATGTATGGAAATTTGAAAAAGAAAGCGAGGTGATGTAATGCTCAAATTGAAATGTTGTGGAACTGGAAGTAAAGGAAATTCTTACGCTCTTATGTCGAAAAACGGAACGCTTATTCTTGACGTAGGAATGGGTATTAAAGACATAAAAAAGATGTGTGATTGGAATGTAAAAAATATAGTAGGTTGCCTTATTTCACACGAGCATTATTGACGATCATTCGAGGTCATTAAACGATTTTAAGTCAATGGGAATACCAATACTTGCCCCATATTTAGGCGATAGCTGTAAAACAATGAATATGGGCGAATTTACAGTGAAACCCTTTGATTTAACAACAATAGACGGAAGCTGGACACATACAGACGCAAATGGTGAACCTTGCCCGATATTCGGCTTTCTGATTACTCACAAGGAAATGGGAAGAATGCTTTACATAACCGATTGTGAACTAATCAAGTGGAAATTTAAAGACATAAACCACATTCTCTTAGGTGTGAATTATGACAAGGATTTAATTGACAGGGATAACACAGGTAAAGCCAATCACGTTTTCAGAGGTCATTTATCCATTGACACAGCTTGCGATTTTGTTAAGGCAAATCATTCAGATAGCTTGCAGAACGTCATAATGTGCCATCTATCAAGTGAAAATTCTGATAGAGATAGTTTTATCGAGAAGATGAAAAAAGTCGCTTGCGGGGCAAATGTAGATGTTGCAGAGCGTAACAAAGAATGGGTTTTAAGGAAAGGAGATGAATGTCCGTTTTGATTAGTTGGGATATAGTTACAAAGTTAATGAATTGCTTTCCTAATAGCGTTATAAATCATAATGCAGAATTTATAGCACATATTAGAAGCAATACATATTTCGGATTAAAAGATTGTGAAAATGAAACAGATGTAAAGTGCAAAATGTTGGAATGGCTATCAAGACCTGCACACAAGGCAGAACCATATAACACTAAACGGAGCAATAATGAATTTCACAGATTTATACTTGGCGGTGTAAATCAGTTTTTGGAAACCGATTTTACCGAGAAAGATATGGAGCAGATTTATACATATCTTGGAAACAGGTGCAACCATGCCAAAACATTGAAGTTTATTGAAAGTGGGTATGATATGTCGGTTTTGAAAGATTAAAAATCCTAATGAGTGTCCGTTTTAGAAAGGAG